AAAATATTTTAATTTCAAATCACAGTTGGTATTTTACCGAAATAATTAACAACCGTTGTTTTTATACCGATATTGATACACAGGTGAGTGATTTACCTGAAAAAAGTTTATTAAAGAATTATGGAAATTATGCTCATTCCGGTGTACCAATTTATGATTCAGAAAAAAGATTAATTGGTGTTATGTGTTTATCTTGGGTATTCTCAGATTTACAACTAAACGATGTACACGATGGTAAATTCAAAGATGAATTCAAAAAACAACTCTTTGATGATGCTAACTCTTTAAGACCATTTTTAACATGATTGAATTTTGGGATATTGATTTTGATGATGAATTGGATTTAGAAGTTGAAGATTTTGTTGAGGGATTATTAAAACTTGGATTCAAAAGAAAGAACAAAGATATCTTTGTTAAATCCGTTATAAATCATAACGGTGATAAAATTGACGATGGATTATTTTACCATCTAAACGAACAACTTTTGGTTTACTATCCTGAACCTAATAGTGGGATAACAATTAAAGGTGTGGGTGATGACATCAATAAAATTGATGAATTTATCCGAAAGAACATTACGTAATATTTATTAATATGGAAATGACGTATCCCGTATCGGGAGAGAACTTTAAGAGTACCTCAGCCTTTGGTATGAGAAACAACGCCAGACACAAAGGAATTGACTTAAAGGCCGATTCTGGTGACCGTATAGTTGCGGCTTTACCAGGTGTTGTAATTAAATCTGATGATACAACTGACCCACAAGGATATGGTGGTCAAATTTTAATTAAACATGATATTGATGGTAAAATTTTTTATACCAGATATGCTCATTTAAGAAAAAGATATGTGGTTGCAAATGAAACGGTTTCACAAGGTGAAAAAATTGGTGAAGCTGGTGGTGGAGAAAATGACCCAAACAAAGGTAGAGCTACAGGACCTCATTTACATTTTGAATTATTAGATTACGGTCAAAAACCAATTGACCCTGAACCATACTTAAAAGGTACACTAATTGGTGGGGCAGCAGCTTTAGCATCATCTACAGATAAAGATTCAGGAAAAAAACCTGAAGGAGATAGTACTGATTCTGCAGGAAATGTTGTTGATAAAATTATGAGAGGATTTATGAAAGGGTATACTCCAATAGCTAATTTAGCATCATTAAAAGGTTTGTCAGAACCACAAAAAGAATCTGAAATACCAAAACCAATTCTTGAAGATATTGAACGAATTAAACAACTGTTAAAATAAAAAAACCCCTCGATTGAGGGGTTTTTTGTTAATGATTACCGTGTTGATTATTTCTTCTCAACAACAACTGAATCAGCTTTAACTGAATCTTTTGCAACTACCATAGTAGAATCACTCTTAAGTGAATCAACACAAGTTGAATCGCATTTAGTTGTTTCGGTTTCTTGGCTTGAACAAGCAACCAACATTGTCATCATTACTAAACCTAAAATGTACTTTTTCATAATTTGTTTTTGATTATTTTATCTTTGAATTTTAATTATAGTCAATAAATATGTTACTGACAATAGAAGGACTAATTTTTTTCTAACATTATTGTATTTATAGGATATGAAAGATATTAAAACACTTATTAGAGAAGGTTTGAACAACTATATCAATGAAGCCGAAGGAAAGAATAAAAAAGAACAAGAAATTCCATTACCAAAAGGTTGTTTTGGTGGTCCAAAAAGTGAATTAGGTGCATTGGTATCTTTGGTTGAATTATTGTTAAAAGAGAAAGATGCTGATGGTCAAAGAGCTGTTGATGATTTGAAACAGTTTTTGAAAGGTTCTAAGAAAATGAATCCTGAACATGTTGCGGGTATTTTAAGAAAACACCACAAAACACAATTCATTCATTGGGTTGGTTGTTTGTAAAAAATTTTTTATAAAAAAAATATCAAAATAAAGTGGTCTAAATTGACCACTTTATTTGTTTTTAGTGGAGATGGAGGGTATCGAACCCTCGTCCAGACTACCTCAACCGATAGATACTACACGTTTAGGTCAGTGTTTGCTAACACTCCGAAATTCACAATTCCCTTATTTTATAGTGGTTCGGTTTACTGAGAACTAATCCTCCACTTGTTTCTTTTAAGATAGAAACCACACCTCTAAAGACTTCTGTTCCTAGGTTAATGTCTCCCGACCTGAGTTGTAATAGCGATTAGGCTACTACAGAAGCGTTTTCACGGATTAAACCGATAGTCGCCATTTTGTCTAAAACGTTGCCGTCTAATTTTTCGAACCAGTTTTTAATGAGTTATTTCAGCTCATACGTGCATCCATCAATCAACAATACCTGTCGATTCCATGTCATCCCCATAATTCAAAGAACTTTCTACAAATATAAATATACTTTTTTAACTATACAACTATTTATAATGAAAATAAGTATGAAAAAATCAATTTTATTGAATGAGGACGAAAAAAATAGAATTTTGAATCTTCATGAGACTGCAAAAAATTTATATGAAAATAAAAAACCTGTTTCTTCAATAAAAGAAGATAAAACAAAAAAAGAAGATATGAAAAAAGTAATCAAATTAACTGAATCTGATTTAGAAAAAATCGTAAAACGTGTTATTGAAGAACAATACATGGGTGTTGCCTTTGGTGGTGAACAAAATGGTTTGAAAATTAAAAAAATGGAAACTAAAGAACAGGCTATGGGAACCCAAGTTGCTCCTCAATCAAATGTAATGGGAAAACCAAAAGTAGACCAAGCAATTGTATCTAAAGTACAAAGTTCATTTCCAACACCTTCAAAAGACCCTAAAACAGGTCAAATGGCTTTTTTGAGAACACAAAATGATTCTGCAAAGTATGACAAAGTTGTTAAATTTTTATTAAACACATCTTATGGTAAGATGGCTGGTGTTGTTGATTTGTCAACAATTACTCCTGACACACCAAATGCTACTAACATAATGGGTACTGGTAGTAACGCTAATAGTGCTGCTATGAATGCATTATATACAGGAATCAAAAGTATTATGAATTACGGATATGACAAAGCTCTTCAAGGATTGACAGCTTATGGTGCTAGAGGTGAAAATGTTAGAGCAATGGCTAAAGAATATTTGGATGATTTAGGTGTTCAATATTCATAATTGTAAAAAAATATAAATAATAAAAAAAGGGACTTAATAGTCCCTTTTTTATTTTACGGTATTTTTGGTTAGTTAACGTATGATTCATTTACAACCATTTTCCCATCAAGAATGTATCGAGAAACAACCATATCTTGTTTGTGGTCAGCATCTTTAGTCAAGATGATATCACCATTAAAACCATCTTCAGTACTTACATAGTATTGTTTTGCAACACCCTCTTTGACAATTTTAGTTACCGCCAAGTAGTTTACAGTCTCAACACCATCTTTAACGTAGGTGATAATAATAGTCTTACTATCTTCAAAAATCTCATACTTAGTTTTTCCAACAACCCAACCAATATTTTTACATTGGTTTTTCTCAGATGCGTCAAAAGTTGAGATGGTAGTATCGTGAGTGAACTGATAAAAAGAATCAGTAGTGATGGTTTGTGCTTGAGCGGTGATAGTCAAGATGAACATTGCGATGGTGGTGATGATGTTTTTCATAGTTTGTCTTCCTTTCTTATACAAATATACAACCATTTTTTAATCTACACAACTATTTATAAGAAATGTACAAAATATTTTTACAGGAAGGTAAGAAAGAAGATGCCATCAAAAGGGTAAAAGAAATGTTTACATCTTCTGATGATGGTCAGATGATTGACAAAATTTTTGATGCTACGTCAAGTTTGGGAACCAAGTTTATTCAATTTGTTGAGAACGAAACCAGAAAATATTTGATTGACCAAACTATGGGTATTGATGAATTTATCAATCTATTAATAAGCCGACTTAAATTATTTTCCAAATACAATGACAGAATTACACCTGAAGTAATAGGTTCTGTTAAACAATTGTGGGATGGTGTTGAATCAAGAGCATTTCCAAAATTGGATTCAGTAATGAAAGCCCCCAAAGATATTAATTCATACAATCTAAGTACGTTGGGTTATTTAACACAAGCCTTATCGATAATTTCATCTAAAAAGGAACAAGAACGTGAGGCCAAAAAACAAGCTGACAGAGTGTTTGAAAGTGGGGATGTATTGGTGATTAGAGCCTTAACACATAACGCATCTTGTTATTTTGGTGCGGGAACTCGTTGGTGTACCGCAGGTCAACAACCTGATTATTTTAACAAGTACACCAAAGAAGGAAAACTTTATTATTTTATTGATAAATCAAATAGAAGACAAAAAGTTGCTTTATATGTTAAAGATAGAGACCCAAGTGTATTTGACGCTGCCGATAAAGAACACTCAATAGATTTTTTATACCATGTTTATCCTGAAGTGGAGGATTTTGTTTACGAAAAAATATTGGGTGGTGGAAAAGTAAAAACGGGGTTTGAAGATATTAAAAACGGAACCATTTCAAGATGGAACGCCGATACTGTTGACCCACTAATATATAGTTACGATAGAGATAGTGATGACAATGTCACCTTAAACTTAGATTTTAATCTTAGAAATCAAGATTATTTTGATATATTTGATTGGAACGAGGGTGATGGTGATAGAATGTATTTGGATATGGCGTTATCATCATACAGTTCAGGTGATTATTTTGATGAATACACTGCTGAAGAAGATTGGAAAGAAGGTTATATGTTTAGTAATTTTGATGATGAACAAATGGTTAGACTTCAAAAATATATGAAGATTATTAACCCAAAGTTGTACGAATGTTCATTAGAATTAAAAAATCGTAACTACGATGATAAATGTGGTCCACAAGTTGCAGAATTTTTAAGTGTATCATTTGATAGGGAAGTTAGTAATATTATTTCAGAATATACATATGATATGAACCAAGATACTGAACGAAGTATTATAGACTATTTGGAAAATAATTATACTAATATATTTGCGGAATACGGATTACCAATGACTGGAACTTTCTATAGAAAACAAGTTAATTTGGATAACCTTATAAACACCTATAAGAAATATAATCCAAATTTTAATTTAACAATTCATGGTTTATTAAGAAAAATTGTTCAGGTTGAGGGTATTCAACCACCAGAAATTGCTGATAATATTTATGAATTTAGAAGTTCAGACCATGAATACACCAATACCTACAACGCAATTGAAAGGTTGTTAGATAATATGGAAGAGTTTATTAATGAGAATGAAAATTTGTCAGGTGATTATATTGACCATTACGATTTTATTAAAAAGTTGGGTGGGTTTGATAATTGGTTTGTAATGCCAGGTGATGATAGATATAATATAAAAATTACCGATTTGGATATGGAAGATGATAGAGTAACATTTGGAATACAAAATGTGGAAGACCCAGGAAAGTTCAAAAAAATGAGATTACCATTTGAAAAATTCAAAGATTTTATTTATAATCTACAACTTTTTTGATAAGTAAAAAATTTGTTGTATCTTTGTGGTACAATGAATAGATTAGATTTACTCGAACAAGTTCTCAGCGTTCCAACTGCCACGTACCATGAAGAATATATGGTGGAATTTATTTCCAAGTGGCTTACAGAAAATAACATCCCATTTGTTGTGGATGAAATGATGAACATTTATGCAACCAAAACCAGTGAAGGTTTTGAAGGAAAACTTTACCCATGTATGGTTGCTCATACCGATACAGTACACGGTATGAATGAAATTGTGGTTCACACAGAAACTTTACCGGATTATGAAGGCAACCTTAAAGTCGCACTTAAGGGTTATACAACCGATGGTAAACAAACTGGTATTGGTGGTGATGACAAATGTGGTGTGTTTGGTGCAATGTCGGCACTTTTGGATTTACCACACGTTAAGGCGGCATTTTTTGTAAGTGAAGAAACAGGATGTTGGGGTTCTCGTAAAGCCGACCCAAATTTCTTTGGTGATGTTGCTTACGCAATCCAATTAGACGCACCCGAAAACTACATGGTTACTGAGGTTTGTTCTGGTGTACGTTTGTTTAACCGTGATAGTGAGTTCTTTAATATTGTAGATAAAGTGTTGGAAGAGTATATGCCAACTCGTCAATACATGGTTCACCCCTACACTGATGTATCTCAGTTGAAGATGAAATTTGATTTCTCTTGTATCAACATTTCTTGTGGTTATTACAACTACCACAGACCAAGTGAATATATCATTGTGGACGATTTGGAAAACTCAATCAAAACAGCATATGCCATGATTGAAAAACTTGGATATGAAAAACATGAATATGAGTTTGATAAAGAATTCATGAAAAGTAGATGGTATGTATAAAAGAAAAGGGTCTAACGACCCTTTTTTTATGCTTATAACTTTATAAAAAAAATGGGGTCATTGACCCCATTTTTTATTTAATTACCACTTTATCAGTCTTGATTGATAGGGTATATTGTTTACCCTCAACCACATTCCCATTAAGGACTTCTTCTGATATCAAATCTTCAACTTGGTCCTGAATAGCCCTTTTGATTGGACGTGCTCCGTAGGTATCATCAAAACCAACTTTGGAAATGTGAGATACCAACTTATCATCAAACTTGAATACAAGTTTCAATTCACCCAAACGTTTCATCAATTTTGTCAATTCAATATTAACAATTTGTTTGATGGATTCTTCAGTCAAAGAATTAAACACGATTGTATCATCAATACGGTTCAAGAACTCAGGTGAGAAGTAGTTTTTCATTTCCTTCTTCAAGATTTCTTTTTTCTGCTCTTCGTTAGAATATGCGTTACTTGAGAAACCAATACCTGTTCCAAAATCTTGAAGTTTCTTGACCCCGATGTTTGATGTCATAATAATCAAACAATTCTTGAAGTTAATTTTTCTACCCAAAGAATCGGTAAGGTGACCCTCATCCAACATCTGAAGAAGTGTGTGGAAGATTTCTTTGTTTGCCTTCTCAACCTCATCAAACAAAATTACAGAGTAAGGTTTGTTCTTAACCTGTTCGGTTAACTGTCCCCCTTCTTCATAACCCACATAACCTGGAGGGGAACCAATCAAACGAGAGATGGTATGTTTCTCTTGGTACTCACTCATGTCCACACGGATAAGATTATCCACCGAACCAAAGATTTGTTTAGCCAATTGTTTTGCCAAGTGAGTTTTACCCACACCTGTTGAACCCAAGAAGATGAACGAACCGATTGGTTTATTCGGGTCTTTGATACCCAAACGATTTCTACGGATTGCTTTGGCAATTTTGGTAACCGCTTCTTCTTGTCCAATTACATCTTGTTGTAAAGATTTTTCCAAACCAACCAAAGATGTTTTATCATCAGTAGACAATTTGTTTACAGGAATCTTGGTCATTGAAGATACAACCGTTAATACCAACTCAGGGTCAATCTCTTTACGGTTTGCCGCTTGTTCTTCTTCAAACTTTCTCTTTTCAAGTTCCAAACGGTCCAACAATTTCTTTTCTTTATCACGAATTGCTGCAGCTTCTTCAAATTGTTGAGATTTAACAACATTGATTTTTTGTTGTTGAAGTTCTTTAGCCTTTTGACGTAGAATTTCAATTGATTCAGGAACTTTAACTTCCACCTGAGAACGAGCACCAACCTCATCCATGATGTCAAATGCTTTATCAGGGAACTCACGGTCAGTGATATAACGGTCAGCCAAGCTCACACACATTTCCAATACTTCAGGTGAATATGTTACTTTGTGGTATTCTTCATACTTGTCTTTTACGTTGGTAATAATCTTCAGGGTTTCTTCTTTATTTGGAGAATCAACCACAACCTTTTGGAAACGACGCTCAAGAGCTCCATCCTTTTCAAAGTTTGTACGGTATTCATCCAAAGTGGTTGCTCCGATACATTGGATTTCACCACGAGCAAGAGCTGGTTTGAAAATGTTTGAACCGTCCATTGAACCTGATGAATTACCAGCACCTACCAATGTGTGGATTTCATCAATGAAGATTACAATGTCAGGATTCTCACTCAACTCTTCAATAATCACTTTCATACGTTCTTCAAATTGTCCACGATACTTTGTACCAGCAACAATTGATGTTAAGTCCAAAAGAACAATGCGTTTGTCTTTTAGGTTACGAGGACAATCCCCGTTGTAAATTTTCATGGCAAGACCTTCCACAATCGCTGTTTTACCACAACCTGGTTCACCAATGATGATTGGGTTGTTTTTCTTTCTACGAGAAAGAATTTGGGCAATACGATTAATTTCCATCTCTCTACCAATCACAGGGTCCAATTTACCCTCGGCAGCCATTTTGATTAGGTCCTTTGAGAAGTTATCTAAAACAGGAGTTCCACCTGATTTACGTTTTGACTTCTGTGTACCTTCGTTGTTATCAATAGAATCTATCATAGTCGTTTTTTATTTATGTTACAAATATACAACTTCTTTACCAAAAACCAATACTGACAATTTGTCATTAGTATATGACAATATGTCATAATAATTGATTTGGCATAATTTTGTATTTATGTTTTACAAAGATAAACAAAAAAACTAAAATAAAAAAATATGTTTGACTTATTTGGAAACAACAACAGAAAATCTCTTAAACAGATGATGGATGAAATTAACGAAATGTTTGGTGAATTTGACCCTAACTTCAGAAGTTCATTGGAACGTAAAACTGAAACTGGTACCCACGAAGGTATGGATTGGGAAAAAGAAACCTTTTCATCTCCTGATGGTAGAATTACTTACATTGTAACCACAGGTTCTATGGGTTCACCTAAAAAACAAAAGAAGAATGAAAGTTCTTTAGAATCATTAAAACAACAACTTGACAAAGCTGTTGAAAAAGAAGATTTCCATTTGGCAATTTATTTGAGAGACAAAATCAAAAACTTCGAAAGAGACCAAGAGGAAATCAAAAAAGTTGAAGACGAACTAAAAGAATGTATCGAAAAACAAGACTTTGAAAAAGCAATTGAACTTCGAGACCAATTACGAAAAATGAAACCCTAACAAATAAACCCTCGACTAATCTCGGGGGTTTTTTATATTTATGCTATTATGGGAGTAAAACATCAAAAAATCGAAGGTACTAAAATCATCAATGAGATTGATTCTACCAACTTAGTTAAAACAACTTATGATACTGCGGATAATTCATTAATTGCTGAATTCAAAAACGGCACTCAATATGAATATGAGAAGGTTCCACATGATGTGTACGCAGCATTTAGATTGTCAGAATCACAAGGAAAATTTTTTAACTCAAAAATTTCTAAGGTATATAAATACAAAAAATTACCTTAATCAATTTCGTAGTATTTATTAAAGATGGATAAGTACTACGAAATATTATCTTCTTTTGGTACACATGATGAGTTAAACCAAAAAATATGGGATGACGCAGCTGGTGATACACCAAAATTAAAGCCACAAATTAGAAAAGCGTTATTAATGATTGCCGGAGAATTCATGGATTTTTTGGGTGAAGATTTGTTTGTGGATGATATAAGATTTACGGGTTCGTTGGCAAATTACAACTGGTCAAAATTTTCTGATATTGACCTACATTTATATGTTGACTTCAATCAGTTTGATGATGAGGATAAAGAGGTGTATAAAGAACTATTCCAATTAAAGAAAACATTATTTAATACAACACATGACATCACCGTAAAAGGATATGAAGTTGAACTCTATGCTGAAGATGTAAATGAAAAACATTTTTCTACTGGTGTATATTCAGTTCTTTTTGATGAATGGGTTGAAAAACCTGTTAAAGAAGATGTAAAAGTTGATAAAGAAATGTTAAAAAACAAAGCCCAATCAATGATGGATAAGATTGATTCGGTTATGGAAGCTGCCAAAGAAACGGATTATGATAGTGCTGTTAAGTATATTGACAGTTTTAAGGAGAAATTAAAAAAATATAGAAGTTCAGGATTAGAAAAAGAAGGTGAGTTTTCTTATGAAAATTTGGTGTTCAAAGTTCTTAGAAGAAACGGTTATATTGATAAACTTTTTGATTTCAAAAATAAACTTATGGATAAAGAATTATCAATAGAAACTAAGAATACAGAATAATTCAACAATTTAGTATTATTCGTATATTTATATAGTAAAATTATGGCAATTAGAACTATATCCGGTTGTACCTCATTACAGACATATGTTGTTGATTTTGATTCATTTCCTGTAATTGGTAACAATGTATACTATTTAACATTTACATGCCCTGTGTGTGGACCTGGCGAAGAACCACCTGCTGGGTGTTACACCGTTCAATCAATAACTAGTGGTCCTACAGATGTTTCTGTTGTAAGTGTTGATGGTTATGCTGACTGTGCAAGTTGTGAAACTGCAACAACACCAACACCAACACCAACTTTAACTCAAACACCTACAAAGACACCAACACCAACTTTAACTCAGACTCAGACTAATACACCAACTCCGTCTGTGACTGGTACAAACACACCAACTCCGTCTGTAACACAAACAAAAACCCCAACACCAACTTTAACTCAAACACCAACAGTTACACCAACTAACACAGTAACTCCAAGTGTAACAATAACAAAGACACCAACTAGTACACCTACGGTAACTCCAAGTGTGACTATGACTAATACTCAAACAGTTACACCAACGGTAACACCAACAAATACTCAAACACCAACGGTAACACCGACAAATACGGTAACGCCAAGTGTGACTGCGACTAATACGTTAACACCAACAAAAACTGCAACTAATACTCCAACACCAACACAGACTCCGACAGTTACACCAAGTATGTATGCATTGTCCGCAGGTACTGAGTATTTTGAATGTCAGTGGTGTCCAGGTGAAACACCAACATTAGAATCAGTACCACACGCTATATACTCAAATGCTCAAGGAAGAAGTGTAATACAAGAAAACTCGGTAGCATTGGGTGGATTTAATGGACTAAACTCATAACAACACAAAAATAATATAAAAATGGCTGACTTAAAACCAATAGGAAGTGAAAAACTTCAAGGACAAGAAAAGATAAACAGAATTCTTGAAATCGCAAGATACAAAGAGAACACACCATCAAACTTGAATGAAACTTCAAGGGTTGAGTTTGAAAAAGTATTAGCTGACGGAAATCAGTACGAAATCGTAAAAGAAAAATCTGGTTACGTAATAAAGAAAAATGTCAATGAATCTTTAGAGTACATTGAACCAATGAAAAATAGAAAGTTCTATAGTTCATATGGTGCGGCTCTTAAGAGATTAAATTTGATTGCCGGTGAGGTAAACAGACTAACTGAAAGTGAAGAAGAAATTTCTATGTTCAATTTAGGTGAACAAAAAAAATTTACATTAAAGACTCCTAAACCAGCGATGCCCGCACCAGCACCTGAAGCGGCACCCGAACTTCCAACACCTCCAGCAGCACCTGAGGCTGGTTCAATGGACGCTCCATTAGATGACGCATCACTTGATGGTGGTGAAGAAATGGATATGGATATGGACCTTGATACACCTGAAGGTGATATGGATGTTGATATGAGTGCTGAAGAGGAACCAATGGGTGGTGAGGAAGAGGAAGTTACTTTCAAAACAATTCAAAAACTTACAGGTAAATTGGGTCAAAAAATCAGAATGATGAATGATTCAGTTGGAATGACTTCTGAAGATGTTAAGTATGTAATAAATTCATTATTGTCAGCATTGGATTTGAGCAAACTTGATGAAGAAGACCAAGAAGATATCATGGCAAAATTTGAAGAAGACTCTGAGTCTGGTTACGATTCAGATATGGATATGGGTTCAATGGATGATGAAGAAGATATGGACATGGATATGGACATGGATATGGATATGGATATGGAAGAACCTGTTGAAAGTGAAATGTATGAAGGTGATGATATGGAAAGTGAAATGTCTGAAGAAGATGTTGTTCATTCAAAAATCACTTCAATGATGGATGAAATTTTCAGTGAATCAAAAGTTGATAAAGTTTTGACTTCTTATTTTCAAGTAACAGAATCTGAAAAGAAAGAAAAGAAACAAAAATTGAACGAATCAAAAAAAGTTGCTGTTAGCTCAATTAAAAGACTTTCAGAGACTATCGAACAAGAATTAGCTGCTGAATTTATCGTAAGAGAAAATTCAAACTATAAACTCGTTGGTAAAACAAACAAGAGTAACTTGGTGTTTGAACACAACGGAGAACAAATCAGAGTAACTCCAAAGGGTGAAGTTCTATGAGTCATTTAATCTATATTAATGGACTTGGTCCAAACTATAGAGGAGATAACATGTATGAATTTATCTTTAGTGATGAACTTGATGTTTGGGGTGATGAGTGGGATGCAAGACCAGCACATGGTTACCCACAACCACCTGAAATAAAATATATAAAAACGGTTGGAACGTTGAAAAGAACATCAATCCAACTAGAACTTATACAAAACTCCGATTTTATGGGAGTGACAGACGCGATGGAAGATATCATCGCGTTAGCCTGGGAGAAAGATGAAAGTTGTGAAGATGAGACTCGTCTTGTTTTCCGTTTCGGAGACTCCGTAGAAAAAGTTAAAGATAAACTGTACGAAAGAGACCTCATCTTAGATTTTGACAAAGAAATCGTTTATGAAAAATAAAATACAACAATTAATTAAAGCTGGATTATCCAAAGAACTTTTGAAAAATTTGTCTGAAGGACAAGTTAATCAATTACATAACAGAATGATTTCTGAGCAAGGTACTGGAACAACAATGGTTCCTAAAACAGACACTAATCGTATTAACCAACTTAAAAGTCAAAAACAAACTTTCCAAGTTTACGAAAAAGAAATTGATGAAGATGATACCGTAGACGTTGTTAATGACCCTGACGCAACTGCCGATGGTATGGGAATGTTTGAAACTGAAATTGGTGAGGGTAAAAAGAAAAAATCAAAATACAATCCTTGGGCTATTTGTACATCATCGGTTGGAAGAGAAGATAAAGAAAAATATGAAAAGTGTGTAATGGATGTTAAAAAGAATATCAGAGAAGGTAAAAATCCACACCAAGTAATTGTTGAAATGGCTTTGGAAAAAATGGTTGAAAAACACATTTCACCAAGAATGACAAAAAAAGATTTAGTTAATACATTATCAGAACAAGGTATAATTCGTAGACCAATGGCAAATATGACCATGGGATTTGTGAATGATGGGTTGGACAATCCGCTTAAAAATGTTTATTCTTCTAAAAAAGAATCTATGGAACAACAAACAAAAGAGGCTCCAACAAGAGTAAAACCTGGTACTAAAGAAAAAGAAAAACCAGGAAAGATGGACCCATTTAAGAATCCAAAACATCAGCCAAAACCAAAGGCTAAAAAAGATATTGAGGAACAGGCAACAAAAACAGCACCTCCGGTAGTTAAACCAGGTACTAAAGAAAAACCTAAAACTTCAGACCCATTCAAAAATCCAAAACACCAACCAAAACCAAAAGCGTTGGACAAACCAGTAAAGAAAATGGGTACAGTTGAAATTCCTGATTATTTAACTTTTGACCAATTAAAAATTAATTTCAAAGACCAATAATGGCTAATAAAAAAAGAATACATGAAGCTCCAATAGATTATGGAGATAGACCTGAAAGAATGTCACCAGACGTTGAGGGTAAGATAAATAGAGGTGAAACTCCTTTATCTAAAAATCCTGCGTTTCCTGATATTCAAGGTGGTCAAGTACCTCAAACATTTGAACAATTAATCGCATCTAAGAGATTCAAAGATGTTGTTGATAAAGTAAAAAGATATACAGGTCAAGAAAATATTTCAGGTCAAAATGCTTTAATGCAGTTACAAATGGCTATGATGAGAGGAGTTCAAGAATTATTTAGAATTCAAGCTAATCATAAAGAATATTTGGAAAATTTGGCAATTGATTTAGTTAGAAAAGAAATGGGTGTAAGACCCGACCAATTACAATACGATGCCAAACTTGTTGGTATGGGTGAAATTGATATGGAAGGATTTTCAAAAGAAGGTGAAGAACCTGAAGAAGAAGAAATCGAACAAAACTTCCAACAACAAGAAGAAGACATTGAAGATTTTATTACCGCATTTGAAAGATTTGATATCGAGAAAGCTAAAAGAAGATTTATCAATGCGTTGATTCAAGGCTCATCTAAAAAAGGACATTATATGTTTGAATTAGTTAGAGATGAACTTGATAGAATTGACCCAAGGTTATTGAATCTATACGGTGTTGTTATGTCTGTTAATGATTTGATGTATTGGGTATTACCTGACCAAATGATGGATATGATGATGAGTCAATCAGGTGTTGGAGGTAAAGAAGAGGTTGACATTGAAACTGACCCACCAACAGTTAAAGCTCGTGGTTTGTTTTTCCCTATTTTGGTTCATGAGTTAATCAAAGGTACTATGGAAGTGTTGGGTACCCAAGGACTTCCTGACGACCCAAAACAAGCCGAAATGGTCATGGCTTCTACAGATACTTTAGTAAATGAAGTTTGGGATTTAAGACTTGGACCTGTATTGTGGGAAAAATTCTTAAATGCATACCCTGAACGTTTATTTGAAGAAGATAAAAAATTCATACAAAGCTACCTATTTGCAAGATTTTCAGCGTTGTCTGCTGATGAATTTTTCAAACTAGCGAAAATGATTTTAAGAGGTGATGCAAAGGCAACATCTATCTTAGACAGAATGGTTACTGAAATTGTTAATCACCTTAATGAAGTTCACGATAATGATGATGATGATTCATCCGATTACGGTGATGAAGATGATGACATTGACCCAGATGATTTAAGTGATTTAGATGATTTCTTAGGTAGTTTAGGTATCGACAGGTCCTAACACTAACCTTTTATATGGGTTTTACCAAAGAACAATTATTATTAGAATACACAAGGTGCATTAAAAACACACCATACGCTCTAAAGACGTATCTTCAGACTTATGATAACACTCAGTCAAGATACGTCCCATTAGAGTTATTTCCTGACCAAGTTAATTTGGTTGAGGATTATGAAAATTACAACGAAAACATTGCGTTAAAGTATCGTCAGGCAGGTGTGTCTACGGTAACCGCTGCTTGGGCAAGTAAACGACTTGTGTTCGCATCTAAAAACAGACCTGAAAAGGTTTTGATTATTGCCAACAAATTAGATACTGCTGTGGAAATGGCGAATAAAATTCGTGGTTTTACAGAACAATGGCCTGCTTGGGTAGGTGTTGGATTTTCTCCTGATAAAAACGCTGCGAGACATTTCAAATTAACAAATGGTTGTGAAGTTAAAGCGGTTGCAACATCAAAGGATGCACTTCGTGGTTATACCCCCACTATGTTGATATTTGACGAGGCTGCGTATATTGAGGCTGACGGTGATTTCTGGGCGGCTTGTATGGCTTCGTTGTCTACGGGTGGTAAAGTTGTCGTTGTGTCAACACCAAACGGATATGACCCAATCTACTATGAAATTTACGAACAAGCCAATCGTGGAATGAACGATTTCAAGATTACCGAAATGTATTGGTATCGTGACCCTCGTTACACTAAAGATTTGTATTTGGTTAAGACTGATGAAATTATTCATTATTTGTTAAACCGTGAAGAATATACAGCCGACAGAGTTATTGATTATTCAGGTCATGACCCCTACGAAAGAAATTACGATGAGTTAAAAGCTTATTTTGAATTAGGATACAAACCATGTTCATCTTGGTTTGAGGCAATGGTTAAGAAACTTAAATACGACAAACGTAAAGTTTCTCAGGAATTGGAATGTAATTTCTTGGGTTCGGGTGATAACGTATTTGATTCTAACTTAATTAAAAACATCACTGATAACATGATTAAGGAACCTATCAATAAAATGATGGGTGGTGGACTTTGGATATGGAAAGAACCTGAAATGGGTCATAGATATATTATGGGGGTGGACGTATCTCGAGGAGATTCTGAGGATTATTCTACATTCCAAATATTTGATTTTGATGACAGGGAACAGGTTGCTGAATATGTTGGAAAACTTCCACCTGACGTGTTGGCGGAAATTGCTTACAAGTGGGGTAACATGTATAACTGTTTTATAGTAGTCGATATTACGGGTGGTATGGGTGTTGCAACTGCAAGAAAACTACAAGAACTTGGTTATAAAGATTTATATATTGATGGAGTTGATTTTGGTAACAAATGGAAATACGACCCAAAAGCTGCTGATAAAATTCCTGGTATTAACTTTAACAACAAAAGGGTTCAAATTATTGCAGCTCTTGAAGAAAGTTTAAGACATGGATTAAAAGTTCATTCATCAAGATTATTGAATGAAATGAATACGTTTGTATATGTCAATGGACGACCAGACCATATGAAAGGTCAACATGATGATTTAATCATGTCTTTAGCTATGGCGGTGTACGTTTCTGATTCATCATTCTCACAACTTACAAAGGTTACACAACAAGCCAAAACAATGTTGGAGTCATGGACAGTTCAATCACATGAACCACCAAAAGACCAATATTTTAATCCGGCAATGCCAAATACAAACTTCAAAGATAATCCTGCTTATCGAAATCAACCATCACAAAAAGATTATCAACAGTATTTATGGTTATTCGGCGGGATGAAGCGTTGATAAAAATAGAATATAATATAGATTTTCAATATGGACCAAAAAAACTTGACAATATGGCAAAGATTATCCCAGGAGTTAGGACCTAATTCTTTGTTGGGTCAAGACATGCCCACATATAAGTTCGATAAAAAAGAACTTCTAAGAACTCAGGATAAGGCTGAGTATGAGAAACAAAAACTCCAAGCTCAACAAACATTTTATATTGCCAGTCAATGGGCTAAAATTGAAAATAACCTTTATAGTCAGGCGGTTTATTATGAACCAACTCGTTTGGCATCGTATTATGACTACGAATCTATGGAGTACACTCCTGAAATTTCTGCGGCTCTTGATACCTATGCTGAAGAATCTACAACTGTAGATGAAGATGGTTACATGTTACAAATCTATTGTGATTCTCCAAGAATCAAATCTGTATTGGGGGATTTATTTAACAATGCGTTGGATATTAATACAAACTTACCGATGTGGACACGTAATACCGCAAAGTATGGTGATAACTTTGTTTTCTTAAAGTTGGACCCTGAAAAAGGTGTTGTTGGTTGTTTACAATTACCAAACATCGAAGTTGAACGTATTGAAGTTGGTATGAAAGGTAGAGCCACTTCAGGTTATGGTGGACCAACGGCATCAAATGCTGGTGTTAAAAGTTTAACATTTACTTGGAAAAACAAACAACTTGAATTTAACAGTTGGGAAATTGCTCACTTCAGATTATTGGGTGACGATAGAAAACTTCCTTATGGTACATCAATGTTGGAAAAAGCAAGACGTACTTGGAAACAGTTAGTTTTGGCTGAAGACGCGATGTTGGTTTACAGAACATCAAGAGCACCTGAAAGACGTGTGTTTAAGGTGTTTGTTGGTAACATGGATGACGCTGATATTCAACCATACGTTCAAAGATTTGCACAACAGTTTAAGAAAGACCAAGTGGTTGACCCACAATCAGGAAACGTGGATATGAGATTCAACCAAATGGCGGTTGACCAAGATTTCTTTATTCCTGTTCGTGACCCTGGTGCACCAAACCCTATTGAGACATTACCAGGAGCTCAAAACTTATCTGAAATTGCCGATATTGAATATATCCAAAAGAAACTTTTAACAGCATTAAGAATTCCAAAAGCATTCTTAGGTTTTGAAGAAGTTGTTGGTGATGGTAGAAACTTATCATTACAAGACATTCGTTTTGCTCGTACAATCAATAGAATTCAAAAGTCTATGGTTGCCGAACTTAATAAAATCGCAATCATTCACTTATTTTTATTAGGATTTGAAGATGAATTGGGTTCATTCCAATTAAGTTTAACTAACCCATCTAAACAAGCTGACTTACTTACCATTGATGTATGGAAAGAAAAGATGTTGTTGTATAAAGATGCAGTTGCACCAATTGAAGGTATTGCTCCAACATCACAATCATGGGCTAAGAAACACATTCTTGGATTCTCTGATGAAGAAATTAAATTGGATTTACAACAACAAAGATTGGAAAAAGCAGTATCACTTGAAATTCAAAATACTGGTAACGTTATTACCAAAACAGGTATTTTTGATAACCTTGATAGATTGTATGGTAATGGAACACCATCGTCAGGAACAACAGCTCCACCAGCAGAAGGTGGTGGTGATATGATGGCTGATTTAGGTGGTGGAGGAGCTCCACCAGCAGAGAGTATTCCACCCGCAGGAGGTGAAGGTGCTGTTACACCAGAGTCAATTAAAAAAGACATGAATATCATCTTAGAACGTGATAATGTTTACGGTGTGGATGATATTGATTTAGAAAAAGGTAGTCGTTCTTTAGGAGTAATTGAAGAATCTCTTAGAAAACTGATTGATTGATATATTTATAATTAAAACCTACTATGAAATTTGGACAATTAATGAGTAAAATAGAAGAGTTGTTGATTAACTCTTTTGTTAATTAAACAGCTAAAATGGAGTTAAAAAACTTCATTAAATTAGTATTGGAAAATAAAAACGCCAGTACAATGTTTTACATTTACACAGAATTATCCAAGAAAAAAGGTCTTAGTAAAGAAATTGCTGAAGCATACATTAATGAGTCAATAAAACACATTGAAAGAATACTTCCAAAATTAAACACACAAAAAATAGAATATTGGGTTCAAAATGTTGTGTGTGAAAACAATTACTCAGACATTGACAATATTGTTTATAGTTCACCAAACAAAATTATGGAAACTGTAACAAGTAAGAAAACTTTAATCGGGTTGTTGAGTGAATCAAGTGAAGTAAAATCTCACATTAATTTACCAATTGAAACTTTGTTAAACGTAGCCAACAAATCTATAAAAGGATTCATCGACAATTTAGATGAGGATTCTAAAAGAGATTTGTCTAAAGTATTAATGACAGAAGATGTGGAACTCTCAAAAGAATTTGATGAATTAAAGTCAAAGACTATTGGTAAATTGAGTAACATCACAGAATCTTTAGATGAGATTACCAGTAAGAAATTGCAGGAAACAATCGAACAGATTCAGTCTGATACTTTTTCAAAAATCAATTATGTGAGATTATATAATCTCCACAACAATTTATAATTTACTTATCGTCTTGGTCCTTTTGAGATTGAACGTATTTTGCTTTCAATTTTTGGTTTCTTTTCCAGACACTTTTTTTCTCAAATTCTAATCTCTCACGTAACTTTTCATTTTGTTTCGTTTTGATTACTTTACCCTTAAGGACCTTAAGTGCTTTCTCCAAATTTTGTTTACTATCGATATTAACTTTTAACATATTCTATTAAATAATTCAAAGATAATGAAAAGTTTGACATGATAATTAAAATTGATTAAATTTTATCAACAAATAAATGAATTTTAATATGAAAATTAATGAAAAAAGGGAAAACGGCACGAATCATAGGATTCAGTGATTCAAAAGTGAGTTATGGAACAGTTGATTCAAAAAATTTCAAATCAGTTTATCTAAACCTACAAAGTTGGGTATCACCAAAAGAAAATTATGAAAAGTGGGATAGGATTGTTGGAAATTTTAGTAGAAATATAAAACACACCGTTTACGAGATTGCAGATAAGGACACATTCAAAGATACCAATATTGTTGATTTGGATTTAAGAACAAGTGGAATTGTCTATGGAAAAAAGAGTTTTATGAATTTGGAAATAACTCTTTTTCTAAATGAAAATATCGATTTCAAAGACCCCCAACTTAAAGAAAAACTCAAGAAAATTGCCAAGGCTATTTACGTAGACAACTTTAAGAATAACGACTATTTTGATTTTACTGTATCAAAAAAAGTAAAAGATACTATTTGATGGTATTTATTACTAAAATACTTTTATGAAAATATTAGGACCACAAGACACGGGTAAAGGAATATTAATAGAAATGGACGCGGGATACATTTCCCCGAGCGAATCACACAATAAGAATTTATTGGAACAAGCCAACAAAAGTATGTTGGATTATTCTAAACCATTTGAATTTTATGCCGTACTTCAAAAATACAATACACCTAACCGTAACGGTAGAGTGTATCCTGAAAAGATTCTCAAAAGAGAAGCTGACAACTATAAGAAGATGATTTCCAAAGGAACATCTCTTTCTGAATTAAATCACCCTGAATCATCATTAATCGATTTGGACCGTGTAGCTCACATCATTACAGATATTTGGTGGGACGGACACATCCTTATGGGTAAATTAAAGCTTTTAACATCACCTGGTTTCCACGAAAGAGGTATTGTCTCTACCAAGGGTGACCAAGCGGCTAACTTGTTAAGACAGGGGGTTACATTAGGTATTTCATCACGTGGTGTTGGTTCATTGAAAAAGGTTGGTGAACAAAATGAAGTACAAGGAGATTTTGAATTAATTTGCTTTGACTTGGTATCGTCACCATCTACACCAGGTGCTTACTTATTTACCAATGTGGATGATAGAAATAAGTTTGAAGAAAACTTAGAGGAAGAGAAGGTTTCAAGGACACCTGAAATCGGTGTAAGTGAAAAAGGAATGAATCGCTCTATTGACTTATTGAAAAAATTAAACCATTATTTGGACAAATAATATTAAAACCATGGATGAAAAATATTTTGTAGCGAAAATTCAGTACGAACTGCCTGATGAGAATTCAGGAAAATTAAAGAAAATTAGAGAAGAGAAATTGGTGAAAGGTTACTCAGTAACCGATGTAGAAGCCAAGGTTACTTCACGATACACGGGGTTCCAACATGATTGGAGAATCACCTCGGTTTCCGAGAGTAAAATTGACGAAGTTATCGAAGATTAACACAAACCCCTCCTAACCGAGGGGTTTTTTTTATTTATTTTGGGTTTCTGCCAACCCAACACCAACTTTTTTTAAGTTGGGGCATATTTATTATGTAAATTATTCTAAAATTTATATGGCAGAAAAAAAGTCATTAGTCGAGGAAGCATTACTCCAAATGAAAAATTTGGAAGAAGTAGTGTCTGAAAATGCAAAAGGAATACTTGCTTCAACAATGAAGGAAGAAATCTCAGAATTAGTAAAAGAGTCTTTGAAAAAAGAGACTGACGAACAAGCAGAAGACGAGATGGATGTAGAAATTGATTCTATGGACGACATGGGTGACGAAGAAGACATTGACATTGATATGGACATGGATAACATGGACATGGATGATGAAGATGAATTTGACGTTGAAGACATGGAAGACGAAGTAGGAATGGATTTAGACATGGACTCGGAAGATGAACAACCAATTGACCTTACAAACGCTTCAGATGAAGAAATCTTAAAGGTTTTCAAAGCTATGGGTGACAATGACGGTATTATCGTTAAAAAAGACGATGGTCAAATCACTTTGGAAGATGAGAACGAAGATTCTGAATACATCATTCAATTAGAAAGCGACATGGAAGAAGAAACTATGGAAGAAATGGATGAACAAGAAGAAATGGAAGAGGCTGACGAGTTATCTGATGATGAATTAGACTCAATGATGTCTGACATTTTTGGTTCTGAAATGGAAGAAGAGTGGAATGAATCTGAAATGTACGAGAGTGAAGAAGAAATGGACGAAGAAGACGAAGAAATGGAAGAAGGTGAGGTTGTTTACGAAATAACTATGGATGACGAAGATGAGGACGAAGATGAGGACGAAATGGAAGAATCCGTAAATGAAAATAAATTCACAATTAAACCAAAAATGGGTTCATTAACAAAATCATCATTAACTAACAAAGCTAAAAAAATGGAAACTAAAGAAAGTTCAATGATGACAAAACCTGTAGTTGGTAAAGGTGTGAAAACTGGTTCAGCTAAATTTGAATATAAAGAAGGTAAAAAAATGGAAACAAAAGAAGCATCTATCGAACCAAAAGGTAGAGCTAAAGGTGTTGGTATGAATTTATCTCCAAAGAAATTCGAATACAAAGAAGGTTATGGTATGAACAAAGGTGATAAATCTAAGACACACAAAGGTGACGAAGATTACACAACTAAAAAAGGTGATACTTTGAAAAGAAAGGCTTTTGAAAAAGAAGAAACTACAGAAGCTGCTAGAACTTTATCTAACGGTACAAGAAATTACCCAATGAGAAAAGGATTACCTAAAATGAAAGTTAAACCAAACTCAGCTCTTTCTGAAGAAGTTGTACGTTTGAGAGAAAAGAACGAAGAGTATAGAAAAGCTTTGAATGTTTTCAGAGAAAAATTAAATGAAGTTGCGGTGTTCAACTCAAACTTAGCTTACGCTACAAGATTGTTTACAGAACATACAACAACTAAACAAGAAAAAATCAACATCTTAAGAAGATTTGATGACGTTGAATCATTGAAAGAATCTAAGTCTTTGTACAGTTCAATCAAAAATGAATTATCAAGTAATAATCAAAGTGTTGTAACTGAATCTATGTCGAGAATTGAAAAATCTCCAGTTTCAGGTTCATCACAAAATTTAATCGAATCTAAGACATACGAAAATCCACAATTCTTAAGAATGAAAGATATCATGTCTAAAATCGTAAAATAAAATAAAAATAAACATAAAACTAAAAACAAAATAAAATTAAAATGGGTGCATTATTAGAAAGCGGTCTTGTTGGTAACATTGGTTTGAAACACTTAAAAGTTATCAAAGAAGACACAATTAACAAATGGGATAAACTTGGCTTTTTGGAAGGTTTGAAAGGTCACTTGAAAGAGAACGTTGCTCAGTTGTATGAAAACCAAGCTTCATACTTGATTAACGAAGCTTCATCAACTTCTGACTCTGGTTCTTTTGAAACAGTTGTTTTCCCAATCGTGAGAAGAGTATTCTCTAAATTATTAGCGAACGACATCGTGTCAGTTCAAGCTATGAACTTACCTATCGGTAAATTATTCTACTTCGTTCCAAGAATCCAAGGGTACTCTGGTGGTACTTCTACTAACGGATACTTTGGTGACAGTGGAACACACTACGCTCCTGTAGGTTCTCCAGGAAACTATCCTGGTAACCCAGATGCTGGTTACAACTCAGGTAACGGTTCTTACAATCCTACATACAATAAGGATTTGTATGACTTGTTCTACGAAGGTAACGAACCAAACTTGGACCCTCCAGGATTGTTTGATTACTCTAAAGGTCAGTGGACTGCAGTTACTGCATCAACTGTAACTTACGCATGGGATGCAGCTGGTTACTTAGTACCATCGGCTTACACATCATCAGACTACAGAAAAGTTATCATCGTTATGAGTGGATTCTCTAACGCAGGTGCTGGTCAATTGATTGGTCCTAATGGTAATACTATGGATACTGAAGAATTCTTGTCAGGTTTGAATATTTTTGGTGTAGCTGGAAATACAACAACTTCGGCTAACGCTTCAGCTCCTTACTTATTCAGAGTAGTAACTCAAAGATATGGTAAAGGTATCGTTCAGTATGGTAATACTGTAACAACTCAATTCCCTTCAGGTCCTGCTGGTTACAACGCTAACTCAGGTGGTTCATACTACAACGTATGTGACGCAAACGGTTTCATTTTCTTAGAAATTGATTTACAACAACCAGTTTGTATCTCTTGTGGTCAAACAACTCCTGATGGTTACACAGGTTCAACATTCTCATCTTCAACACTTGCAAACAACGCTTTCTTAGCTGTTTACAGATTGTATAAAGAGTTGGAATTCGAAGACCAAATTGGTGAAGTTTCTTTCGAACTTGATTCAGTTACTGTTTCAGTTACAGAAAGAAAATTAAGAGCACAATGGTCTCCTGAATTGGCTCAAGACGTTGCGGCGTTCCACAACATTGATGCTGAAGCTGAATTGACAGCTTTATTGTCAGAACAAGTTGCGGCTGAAATCGACAGAGAAATCTTACGTGATTTGAGAAAAGGTGCAGCATGGAACTTGAGATGGGATTACAACGGTTGGAAGAGACTTTCTTCTTCTGGAACTACACCATACACTCAAAAAGATTGGAACCAAACTTTGATTACAGCAATCAACCAATTGTCAGCTCAAATCCACAAATCAACATTGAGAGGTGGAGCTAACTGGATTGTTGTTTCTTCTGAAGTTTCAGCTATCTTTGATGATTTGGAATACTTCCACGTATCAAACGCAGCTCCTGACCAAGACCAATACAACATGGGTATCGAAAGAATCGGTACATTGTCAGGAAGATACCAAGTGTATCGTGACCCTTACTTCCCAGCTAACCAAGTGTTAATCGGACACAAAGGTACAAGCTTGTTAGATACTGGTTACATCTACGCTCCATATGTTCCTTTACAGTTGACTCCAACTATGTATAACCCATTCAACTTCACACCTATCAAGGGTATCATGACAAGATACGCTAAGAAAATGGTTAACAACCGTTTCTATGGTAGAGTAACAGTTGATGGTGTAAGAACATTCAACTTACAAGAATTGAGATAATCTCAAAATTCATAAAAAGAAAAGGGGACCAAAAGTCCCCTTTTTTTATTTATTAAAAAGTACTCTTAACGATTTAGATACCGCCTCTGATTCTTGTAAATCAAACATTCCTTTTACAAAACAATAATTTAATGACTCTCTAATACAATAAATTGCTTGCTCTTCAGTCATGTTATCTAAGAACATATTTAGTTGTTCTTGTGAGGTATAATGTAATGATTCAAAAAGATTACCAATAACTTCATTTTTTTCAGTTATTTTTTCGTTATTGTCTATATTTTCCATAATTTTTTATATTTATCAGTGGTTACTCTTACAAATCTAATAATAAGTGAAAATTACTAAAAAACAAATACAGGAAGCTACGGGTTCAGGTGGGACTGGAAGATATAAAGTTCCATTAAATATGGCACCTCAAACGTGGAATAAAGGTACAATGGAACCTTTTGATATACCTGTTTCTAAATTTGTTAACCCTGAGTTAGCGTACGATTCTTACGATGGCTCAATGGATGATTATAGTAAAAATGAAATAAATAAATTAGAGAAAAAAGCGATAAAAATGGCTAAAATAGCTAAAGATAACTTTAGTCAAAATGATGAAGGTGGTAATCCTTTTAATGGTTATATACCACAAGGTACTATAGAACCAGGAACTCCAAAATATATTGAAAAGGATGCTCATTTACCAAAATGGAATTTTGAACCTGTATTAAAAGAAAATTTAGCGGATTGGTTTGTAACAAAAAAAATTAATGAAGCTAGTTCTACTAATACAACATCGGGACCATATACAGGTCCTGTTGAAATAGGTTTGAAAAAATGGAATAAAAGTGAATTATCACCGTATGTTAATTTTTCAACTCACTCATCAAATGAAAAAAAGAGTCAAAAAACTCTTAAAAATAATGTACCAAAAACAGTTGGTGTGTGGGAAAAAGATGAAGATGGTAATTACGATATGCCAACACATGATGTTCATACAATAAATGAGGATTTGGCGGTTTGGTTTGGTACAAAGAAAAAACCAAAAGGTAGTAAACAACCAAAAGGTCCTTGGGTAAATATTTGTCGTAGAGATGAAAATGGAAAACATCCACCATGTGGAAGACCTGATACATCTAAAGGTGGTTACCCAAAATGTAGAGCGGCAGGTGTTTCGGGTAAAATGTCTGACTCACAAAAAAGAGCGGCATGTTCACAAAAAAGAAAAGCCGAAAAAAAAGATACTCAATCGGGTAAAGGGCAAAAACCGGTTATGACATCTTATAAACCAAAAAAATCTAAAAATGAAGGTATGAGACAATCAATTAAGTCCATCCTCCAAGAACAAGTTAGAAAAAGTAACATGCTAGAACTTGGAACTTTATTCGAATCAAGAGAGGTTAAAAACCTTAAAGAAGCTAAAAAGATAGCTCAACAACACTTGAACGAAAATCCAAGATATTATTGTGTCTTACATAGAATAGGACTTATTGAAGGAGCAGATGCGACTAACTTAGCAAGAAAAACTTGCCCATCAATCTAATAATTGTAAAATATTCTTTAACGAGTGTTTGATGTTGGAAGTTATTTCTTCCTCCATTTTTAATCTTTGATTTTCCAACACAATATTAAAATGATTAATAATTTCTTCTTTAGATTTATCTTGAATTGAGATTGTGTAAGAATATTTGTGGTTAATTACATTAACCGTATTCCCTTCAATTGTGATAAAAATAGAATTCGCGGCATTGTAAATGTATTTTTTATTTGAAAGAGGTGTAATTAATAATTGACTATCAGGTTTGTCAATTAATTTTTTACATATAGATATACAATCTAACTCGTATTTTGTTCGATTATTTCTTTGATAATCCATTTTACGAGCAGAATTAATGTACATTGATTGAATCCATCTTCTAAATGCGTGTTTATAGTCTTTCATAATAAGTGGAAACAAAGATAATAATATTCTTTGAGATTAACAATAGGAACCTGAACAATGTTTTTTACCGTCCAAACCTTTAATTTTACCCTTACATACTTGAACTGCATATCCATTAGCATATGCTGAAGGATAAACGTCAAATTTTGATTTGGCAGCCGCTTTACCACGAGCACAAAGTTTTGTTCCGGTTTTTTTCTTACCTTCCATCATAACTTCTTCTTCATCATTTGTAATGTGGTCAGTATTAATTTGATTCATCATAAAATCAAACACTTGGTCAATATTTTCTTTAGCAACGGCAACGTGGTCTTGAGCCCAATCATGTCCTTGTTCTAAAATACTAACAACAGCATCCTCACCTAATTCAAGAAGTATTGCTGTTTGTCTGTGTAATTGTTCTAAATTACTAAAGAACATGTATCTTTCATTTTCTTGTTCAGATAAAATTTTCTTCACTAATTTAGTGATATCTGATTCTTGTAGTCTAACTATTTTTTTCATTTTTTGTTTACGATTTGGAACATTAATTCTCTTTGATAAGTATCTTTTTCTCCACTAGTATTCACACGAATATCAACATAATATTGATTTGGTATTTTATCTCTTGTATCAAACATGAAAAAATACTCATTTGGTGTTCTGTTTATAGGGGTCCAATCTTGAACTTGTACTTCAGTATTACCTTCCCTCACATAAACACGATAGAACGCTTCAATATCGTTTAATACTATCTGACTTGAGTACGCTTGTTTGATTGTCACCATGACCTTCCTAATGTCTGTATTCAGTATCTTTTCATTTTGTTTGATACCACTAAAATCAAATCCATAAAGAATTGGGTCTTTTGATTGATAACCAATTTGATAAACTGATGACTGGCTTTGTAATACAAATTCATTTTCAACATTACTTAAACTAACACCATCTTTAACTAACCCCGACCATAAGTCAGTAAATTGACATGGTGTTGAGTATCCTGTGATAGGTGGGATTGTAACCTCATATACACCTTTTGTTTTCAAACAAGTTGTAAGTGCTGACATACCAGGTACAACATCACCATTAGGGTCTAAAATAGACACCGTTGGGTCTGTATCAAGGTTCATAAAATCTCCACTTGAATATGCGTATAGATACAACTTATTTGTTCTACCGGCAGGAAATTGATTTCTATCATCCTTAATGATATCATCGTATGTTGTTTGAAGGTATGGTTGATAAAATGTCTGTGTGTGTCTTGTAAAGAAACCAACAGAATATGTTTCAGTCAAACCAACAATATTTTCTATTTGAGGTACGTAAGCAATGCCCCAACCTGTAACACCTGTGATAGTTCCTTGTAAAACACCATTGATTTCGTCTGACATGTCAAATGAAATATCTTCATTACCAAACTCAAAATGTTGTCTGTCAACAATTGTAAGTGCCGAGTAATTAAGTCCTGTGTTACCTGTAACAATTGTGTTTGTGTTATTATACAATCCAGGATAAGACCAATTATTTAATGTTGTACCTTGATACCAATTTGATGGACGAGTACTGAATGGTTCGTTATTCGTATATTCGGCAACCGCGGGTTGAAATACATAATCAAAACCAACACCTTCGTCCCATTCTTGGGCAATGCCTGTTGAACCTGAATACGCGGGGATTCTAAATAAAATTAAATCAAATGATGTTGCTCTTCTTGAACCATCTGAAGTAGTACCATTTAATAATTCAATATCAAATGATGCTGTGTTTATCATTGTCAGATTGTGTGTCATTGCTGACGTACATCCTGTTGATATAACACCTGAGGCTATTTGTTCTTGTAGATAAGTTAAATCCAAATCAAAGATGAATCTTGTAAACCCTCTTGGAGCGTATGTTGCTAAATCGCCACCAAAATATAATTGGGTTACAGGGTTTCTACCAGTATTGGTAAAACTGTTATATTCAAGTGTATTGTTCTTGCTAAAATATGATTTTAATATAGACATTGATACTTTAGTATATAAATATCAATTAACTCGAATATGTGGATTCAAAATAGTATTTTGAGCATTTTGGAGTTGTGATAATATATCATTAGCTGAAGTACCGTCAGTACCAACTGGAACTGCAGGTGCCCCTGGTATTGCGTGAACGTGAGATAAAAGGAATTGGACAATAACATTTAATAGTTGTATTAATTCTTCACCACGAACCATCGATGATGTTGCTGGTAGTATTTTTTCAATTAAATCATCTTGACTTATACCATATAAGGTACCTTCCATATTAACAGGTTTGTTTGATAAGTAAGAAAGTAAAAATAAAGTATCAGCCCCCATACCTCCAAATGTACCATATGTGGGTTCAGTATCTTTTGGGGTATAATTTTGAATATCGACCTTAAATGGTTTTCCAACTTGGTTTTTTTGTCTAACAATAGCAAATCTATAACTTGACAAACCTAAACCTGAATTTAATGTTACGTTATTAACAAATTTTGTAGCATTTGAAAATACAATTGGATTAATATTAATATCTGTTATTGTTAATACTTTTCTATTTGGTGTTGATGGTCTATATGCAAATGGAAATTGATTTTCAACTTTTGGTCCGTTAAGTATTTGACCTTCATTTACACCTTTGATAAAATCATTAATAAATTTTACAGCTCTTTCAAATGAATAACCAATAAATGGTTGATAAAACTCTAAAGATTTTACATCTTCTAAATCAGAATCAAAATTAATATTATCACTTAAAGTTTTATTAACAGGTTTTAGACTATATAATCTAACAGCACCCGTAAAGGCGTTTTGTTCGTTTTCCAAGTTTTGAATATCCCACTCAACTAATTTTAATACTTGTTGATTTACACTTGTTACATCTAAGAATGTGTTTTTAGGTTTTGTAACAGTTTTAGTAGTAAAATTAGATAATTGAACAAACGCTCTATTTGCATTTCCAACAGGTTGTTTGTTAGTATCTAATCTTTTTGTTTTACCCGCACGTAACATTATAGTATCAGGTTTCACAATCATATCTGATGTCCCTCTACCTAATACGGCATTATCACCAGGTTCGGGAAAAATACCTTTACTATTACCACTTGAATAAGTACCATCTAAGTTTTTTAACTTTAATGTTTTAGCAACTCTATCACCTTGAGCGGTAAATGCGTTTGCTGGACTTATATCTTCATAAGGTAAACTCATTGGTGATGAGAAACCACCCTGAACATAATATTGGTCCTGATATGGGTAAAAACTATTTTGATAAATAATATTAACACGCTCACCAATCATTGGAACTTGAGCAAAAAACATTGGTAATAATGGCGTTTGGACAAATGGGTCATTTGGTCCCCATTTATCTTTAGTTTCATCAAAATTAAAAGCTTCTAAAGCGGCTCTAATAGTTGTGTCAACAGGGTAAGCACGAATTCTCCCTAAAACCCAAGGGTCTTGATTATCAACAACTTTTGCGGGAAACAGTATTCTTTTATAACTTTTGTCCATGTAATCTTGTTTCGTGTTCTTTTAATAATTTATTATAAAGTTCTTCAATATTATCTAAGTGTTTTGTAAGACTAAGAATCATCTCTTTTGTTTCTTCAAAATCTTCACTTAAAAAATCCATAACTTTTGTTAAATCACCGTTACTTCGATTTTTGATATCGGCTATAATTTCATTAAATTCCTCAATCGATATTTTATTTGACTGTATCATAATGGTATTCCTGAAAATGGTACTGGTATTGTTATTCCAATTGGTAAAACTATTTGTTGTGGCATCATACCAGATACTTTTGAATTTTTATCCCTCTCAGACTCAACACCAGTAATTGCGGCTTGTTGGGCTATCATAAATAAATTTGGACTACCATCAGGCATTGGACCCGTAGGTATTCCTAAGGCTTGGAAATTTTGTATAACTTCTAAAGTAGCCCTAACAGAATTAAAACCTGAACGTAATGATGAAAGGGCTAGTAAAAATGGTGGTATTTGTATGTTAGTACCTCTTAAGGCAAATTGTATAATATTCAAAATGTCACCAATCACACTTTTACATTTTCGGTAATCATCAACAAATTGTGTAATTAAAACCGTTAGTTCAATTAATTGTGCGATAATTGCGTATTTTTTTGTAAGAGCACTTTTTTGTAAATCTCTTGTCACAGTTTGTAAAAGTTTTCTAACATCTCTTACGATTATATTTCTTAAAATTTTGACAAACTCAGCACCAATTTTTGACATAATTTGAATGTTCATTTGTTTGAAAACATTCAAAAATGTTTTTAAGTTGTATACCTGATTAACCGCTGAAATAGTACCAGCATTAATTGCACTTTCTAAAGCCTTAAACATTACCATGAATGGTAATAAAACTTTTGGTGAAAGTACTGCGGTATATAAGGCTCTTGGTAGAGATTTGATAATTTCATTATCAATTTTAATTCCAATTGAATCAATTTGAGGCCATTGTGTATTACCTTTGGCAGAATCTACGGTTTGATTTAATAATGCGGTTGTTTTTGCCGAATCATTCTCATCAATTTCTAAAATTTGTAATAAATTATTGAATATCTCTTGGGTGTTAACAGGTAATTTTACATTGGTACAATCTTGATATTCAATAACCCCCCTTTGAATATTAGACAATCTAGATTCAATCTCTCTTAAGTCAATGTCGGTAAGTTCAAAAAAAGAATCATCCACACCATCTAAAGGAGCGACCTTAGCATTACCACTCACATCAATTTCATTTCTATCATCAAAACAAAGACCTAAAATTCTTGTTAAAATTTTTTGGAAATATTCACCATCTTCAATTTGACCAACACCCATTTTTACATCAATTGAAACAGCTCCAAATAATATTTGAAATAATTGTAAAAAAATATTTTTTGTATTAACAATTTCAATCGAATTAAAATAATCGACCATAAATTGACTGATTAAATTTTGATTGTCGGCTCTATTTTTTAAGTCAACCTTAAAAAAATTACCATTGTTTCCGTTACCATCTTTAGTTACATATGTAATATCGAATAATGATTGTTTGGATGTTCCTAAATAATCTTGACCATAGTTATCACTATACGAAAAGTTTTCATTTTGAACGCGTGTATACAATTCTTTATTCATTGAGAATGGTGCGTTCTGTATTGATACGTTTTTTGATTCATATGTTAATTTACCAACAGTTGTATCCGGTGATAATTTTAACGTTCCAAATAAATCAACACTTTCCACAGGTATATAAATCCCACCTTGAAATGTGTTTGGGTCATAAGTCTGTTCTTGTGAACACCCCAATTGATTTAACATCTCATCAACAATGATTTGAGGTATCATAGATTTTATTCTATTTAAGGCCTCAGTAAATTGATTTTTAATTAAACTTGCGGTTGAACTAACAGTTTGACCTGAAACACGATTATTAGGTAATAGCGTGTTTAAGTCTAACAACTTATCTAATTGTGACGTAACTTGTCTTTGAAATCTTTTTTGTTGTTCTTGTAATTGTGATAATTGTGAAGCAGTATTTGTCGTGTCTTGTTCTAAAGACGACTGTTGCTGAGAAAGAATTTGTTGTGTTCCTTGGGTTATTTGATTGTAGGTGTCAAGGGACTTAATTCTTTCACTTGTTTTAGAATACTCTTCATTTAAGTCAATTCCTGGCATTACAATTATTTAAGTTTGTATGGCTTATCAGTCATACTTTCAATGTCTTTATTGATTAAAGATTGTAACATATCATCATCAATATCACTTAATGACATATTATCATCTTCTTTGTTATTAGATTTTTCCCATATTGTTGATTGTAACTTAGCCAAAGTTAATTTCTTCTCAACAACGTCATTAATAATTTTTTGCTGTTTTTCTAAAACAGGACCAATAACGGTCATGTCTTCAGGGTCTTTTAACAACGCTAACATTTTATTTTGAACTCTGATAGCGGTGGACCTTTGTTCTACAAGTTCATTATAGATTTCTTGTAATAAAGATAACACTGAATCTTTATTTAGACTTATTTCTTTCTTTTTTGGTCTAGACATAATGATAAATATTATTTTTTATGTTTTATTCGATTATGCCATTTAGAACTACATAATATAATTTTTTGAATCTTTTCATTGCCGTTCTAATTTCTTTGGTGGATAAGTTAGTCATTTCTCTAATTGATAATAAAATAATGTTTTTATTAAATTTGTTATTATCACTACCTAAGAAAATAGTTTTATAGTTTTCAAACAATTCTAATAACGCAATTCCTAATTTTGTTTCGTTGTCAGTTAATTGTTCTTTTTCCAAATATCTTTTTAATTCATCTAAAAATTCTTGGATAACATCATCGGCTTCTGTTTTTTCAAATTCCATATAGTAAACCATATCGGGTCTACTTTCTAAATTTGATGATATGTCTTCATATGAAACTTTTCTATTTGTATCTTTTTGGTCTTTAATGATTTGACCCATTAAATAGTTTTTGCAAATAGTTCCAAAATATGAATACGCTTTTTTGTTTTTTGACGGTTTGAATTTATCAACCTTTGTCATTAAAAACGAGTGAGTATCGGTATGGATATCTGTAAAATCCATATCTTTACGATACAGTTTATATCTCCTAATAATTGAAGATATCATTTTATCCAACGGACCCCTTAAAAACTCATTATATATCTGATTTTTTTCTTCAAAAGTTTCTGCCGTGAGATACATTCTCACGGCATTCTCTTCTACAACATCAAAATAGTTTGTGTTGGTTGCTTTTCTACCTCTTTTTTTACAAATAGTGGTAGTGGTGGTCGTTGTTTCGGATGAAAACATTAAGCACTTGGGGCTTCATATTTTATATTTCTATCATCAACAAAGAAATATTCTTTTTTTGCGGTTGAAATCCAAAACTTAACTTCATTCTCTGACATTACATTTTCACCATTTTTGTAATTCCAAAATATTGAACCTTCTCTCATGCTAGTGTGTTTGTAACCAATTTTTGGAATTGTCATAACACGAGCAGTGAAATAAGTTAATCTTAATAAGAACTCATAAACAAATGTCAATTTCATTGATGGTTTCATTGGTCCCACTTCATCTAATTTAGATTTTTTAACAACCATACCTGCGGTTTGGAAGTTTTGATAATCCAACAAAGTGTCGTTATTCAAATAACCCATTTCTTGAGTAAAATTGGCCGCAAATGTTGCTTCATTAGTAAAACCTGCAAACACATCTTTAGAATCTACATCTACAACGATTGGTAAAAACGCATCAACCTCAGGGTAAATTTCGGTATATTTCAATACGTTATCAAACCAAATGTTTGCGTATTCATCATCAAATTCAAAGAATGACACCCATTCACTTGAAACGTTTTCAATACCCAAATTAATTTGTGATTGGTAGTTACCAACACCTTCAAATGGTATCAATTTAACATTCAATGATTCAAAATCATAATTTTTTAATTTTTCAACTAATTGTTCTTCAGTTGTATGAACAATCAAAAGTTCGTTAAACGGAACTTTTTGTAATTTAAGTGATTTAATACACTTATCAAAATATTCATCGAAATCTTTTACAACAGCAGATTTCAAAGGTAAAATAACGGATAGGTTTAATTTTTTTTCCATAATATATTATTCAGCAATTTGAGCCTCAAAAGCTTCTTTTCGTTTATTAATAAAAGAGTTAATTTTTTCAATAACTTCAGTATTGAATTTTTCTTTGTCTGTGAATTTATTTGCGGTTTCTTCACCTTCAGTATATAGTTCAGGTTTTAAGCTGTCCTCTAACCATGTTTGACATACATCAGCAATAACATCTGCAAATTGAATACTATTATCAATCCACACACCGTTAGTTTCAGTCATCCAACTTGGTGTTAAGTTAGGTATTTTACCAACAACAGGAATACCTGTTTTCATACACTCTAATGGGAATGTACCAAATGAAGATGTTGGGTCAACCCAAACTCCCAAGAAACATTCTTTTACTGAATTGGCAAATTCTTCTTGTGACATACCTCTTAAATCTCTAAATGTGAAGAATCTATATTGTGGATATTTCACATAAAATTCCTTGATGATATTAAGACCTTCTCTTTGTTCTCTTGCCACAATACCAATAATTGGTTTTGGTGGGAATTGTTGTTTTTCAAACACATCAGCAATTACAGGTTCAATAACATCAACTGAAACGTTTTTCATTGTTCTTATAATATGTTCTTTCTGTAATTCAGAAGTTGTGATACATTTCATAAAACCAAATTGTTGCCAAGTTGCTCCTGGTGTTAAAGTTTCAAAAATGTGGTCATATGCTTGACAAAGAACGATTTTACCACAAGGTAAGTTTTTTACTTGTTCCATAATAAAACCAAAAATTTCAGGAATAATTAATGTATCTTCAGGTGAAATCGCCAAATTAGCACCTTCTAAACATTGGTGTGGTATTTCATCATACGCCCCACTTAACCAAGAAGTTACTGGTGTAAATTCTTTTTTCTCGTAAAGCATGATTACGTTATGACCATTATTTTTTAAGGTCAATGCCATATCGTAAAGATATTTGATAGAGGCTTTTGCATTACCTCTTGTGTCTTGCACAAAAAAGTAAATTCTGTTTAATTTAGATTCGATATTAGCAATCGAACCTTTGATTTTTTCAATCATTTCTTGTTCCATATTCAGTATTAAAGTTTTTCAATAAATTTATTAAACAACATCGTATTCCAAGCTAACTTGAATGGTATTGTAACTTGACCCGATGATTTAGACCCTAACTTTTCGTCAATGTCTTCAGTTTCGCTCATAATAACATCTGTCATTATTTTAATCATTTCGTATTTAACGAATGCAATTTTTTCCTCACCTTCAGTTGTTCCTGTGGTTGACATATTTGAAACGTTGACAAACTTATCAATGTTATCCAAGTTCAAATAGTATAGTTCTCCAAATAAATCTAACATGTTATTCTATTATTTTTTCAATTTTTTCATCCAAATCTCTTAAACTTTCAATAGTTAATTCAGACGTAATACCTGAATTATATGATGTTTCGTATTTAATTAAAGTTTTATTATGATTTTGGTTTAATAAATCAGGATTTGCTGTTAATAAAACATCAAATTCATCCCAAATTTTTTCTTCTGTTAATTTATTGTAAAAAACAATCTTATCAATTTCACATCCAAATTTTGAAATAAAGAATAAAGTCGCTGGTTTTGTTTTACCAATTTGTTTTGATATTAAAGTAAAATCAACCTTGTCTTTATATTTTTTATAAATTTCACTTAATACATGGAATGTTGACATTTCAGATGATGGGGCATGACCAAAAATCTGCATTGTAAATTCTTCATACAAAAATGAAAAATATTCTTCTTCATTTTTGAACATGAAATGATTTTCATAATTTGGTGTGTTGTAAGGTGTTTTGATTTCATATTTGAATTCATCATCAACTAATTCCAATTCATCGATGAAAAATTTTTGGTAAGTTTGTTCAATTTTTAAGAATGTATCTCTTAAAACACCATCAATGTCAATTGCTAATCTCATTTTTCGTACTTCTTTAGAATTTGTGTGATTAGTGGGTTTCTAACAATGTCATTTTCACCAAACTCAAAAACACCGATATCATTCATGTCTTTGAATTTTTCAATTGCATCCCACAATCCTGTTTGTCGTTTATCTTTATATCTGTCAGTTTGTTCTAAGTCACCCGAGATAAAAAATTTACTATTAAATCCGATACGAGTTAATAACAATTTCATTTGATTTGGTGTACTATTCTGAGCTTCTTCAAATATTAAAATAGTGTTATCAATATTCCAACCTCTAATATATGCTAAAGCTTGAACCTCAATAAACTCAGATTGGATTAGTCTTTCACGGTTTTCTTTACCAATTAATTTATTCAAAAGGTAATATGATGGACTGATATATGGGTCCAACTTTTCTTCTAAATTACCTGGTAATGAACCAAGTTTTTCTTCAGCTTCAACCGCTGGTCTCACAATCATAATTTTTTCATAACCATTATTCTTATCAAATAGTAAATCAACTGCTGCTTTCATAGCAATGTATGATTTACCAACACCCGCAGGACCTGAACATATTGTAATTTGATTTGATTTCAATATGTCGTAATAAAGCCTTTGGTTTTCCGTTAAAAATTTTTCTTTGGTTGGTTTTTGGATTATGTTGGCAATAATGTCTTTCTTACTTCTCGGTTCTGTTCTCGTTTCACCACTCATAGGAGCTGGTTTACGTCTTGGTTTTTTTTCCATTTATTATATATTAAATCATTTAATCATAAAAGAAACATTAAAGAGTAATGTATATCCCTTTAGGCGATGTCCCTCGTTTGAAGAACTTAACACTACCATTAAAATCATTAATTAATTCTTTTGGTAGGTTTGATTCTCTTATGAATTTTTCACTTTCAATAATATGAACAATATAACCATCTCTTAATAAATCGTAAATAAGATTTAACTTAGATGACTCAATCGTTAAATCAGTATTGTCTTTGTAACCCAAACCATCAATAATAAATGGTTCAGATTTATCTTCATTTAATTTAGAAAAATGTTTTCTTAAAAATTGGTTGTGTTGTAAATTAAAATCTTCAGTAACATATGGTAAAACAAATTCTAATTTATTACGATTACAGAACTCACCAAGTACCCTATTGTCTGCGGGTAAAAATGGACCACCAAAACCAAAACCATAATCAAAATTTTTATCACCAATAATCTCATGACCTGATAAGGTTTTCATAACCAATTTAATTTCATCAGTCAATCCATAATTAGTTAATAACTCACCCATCATATTGGCAAAATTGATTTTATATGCCATGTATGAACCAAGAGCAAGTTTACATAACTCAGCACTTTTACTTGTCATTGAAACAATGTTTGTTGGTTTTTCTTGAATGTCAGAAATTAGTGTTCCAACAATATTAACGGTGTAGGGGTCAATACTACCTACTATAATTTTATCTTGGTTTTTGACTGGTAATGATAGGGGTAAATAACATACCCTTAAATTCATTTGAGTTAAGATATCACTAATCTCTTTTGTATCACCAGGATTAACTGTAGAACATATTACAACGATTTTATCGACCAAAGGTACTTCTTCTTCAAACGCAACACCAAAGTCCTCTACAACGTCCATTACGTTCTTAATGTCGTAAATGTTTGATGGTAGTATTTCTGTATTCACACAACAGAAAATAACTTCTGAATTTTTGATAACTTCAATGTTATCACCGTCAACATCTGAAACATAAATTTCATGTTGTTTTTGAGTCAATGAAGTTAATAAGTCAAGACCTAAATTACCAATTCCAATTATACCTAATTTCATAAATTAATTATAAATCAAATTAAAATATCTTACAGTATCATCAAACGTGTCACATTTATTTAATTCGTAAGTAATTACTCCGTTGTATTCTAAATCTTTTAGTGTTTTGGATATTCTTGAGTGGGTATACTTGTTATCAATCGGAACCAATTTTGGTTCTGAAATATGAATATGTTTGATGTATGGAAAAAACTCAACCAATTCTTCATTAGGGTCTTTATTTTCCAACCAACTATTGTGAGTGTCACACATGGTAAAAATATTCCTAAAGTCATGTGTTTTGATAAAGTTAACAATTTCCGATATGGTATAAAAAAAATCACCCCCATAAACACTAGAGTTAGGTTCAATACACAATTGTACACCAGT